GTTGGTCAGCGCTACGAAAAGCAAGGCAAGCAAGATATTGCTGATAGATATGCCAAAGCTGTAACAGCAATCCAAGCTAGTGCTAACGCTGAAAAAGCCTATCAAACAGTTGTTGATGAAACAACCAAAAAACTAACTACACAGCAAGGTATTTGGACAGCTCTTGGACAGGCACAAGCACAAGCTAAACGCACAGCCGATATTGCTACTTCTAAATCTATTGTAAGTACTGCTGCTGAAAACACAGCTATTCTTGGAGTTAGCGGTGCTTGGAAAGAAATGCGTAAGCAAGTTGGTGAGTCTGAAATGGGCCCAATTCGCAAAGGGTTCACGACTCTTTCAAGTGCCATAAGTATTGCTAGTACAGCAATTATGGGATTTGTAGGTGCGCTACAAACATGGGCATTTATCATTGGTGCAGCAGTTGCAGCAGCCAGACTGCTAGATGCATACATGACTAAAAATGCTGAGCAAACAGCAGAATTTAATAAAGCTATTGATAATTCCAACGAGTCGGTAAAGAACTATGACAGAACTCTAAAATCGCTGTCAAAAATGGACTCTAGTGCAGTATTTAGTGCCGCAGGTGTTACTGCTCAGGCAAATGCGTTTAATGAATTAAGTGATAGTCTTATAACATTACGAGAAAAATTTGAAGAACTAGATAAAGCCACCACAGGATGGGATAAATTCTGGGACGGTATATTTAGTAAAAGTCAGGGCGAAAAGTTTGCCGAAGCAAGTGTTTCAAACATTAGTAAACTAATTGCAGGTCTAGACGACCCTAATGTTCGTGCACAAATGACTGCAAAAGTTACCGAAATACTGGGCTCAAAAGATCAGAGCCAGTTAAGTTGGATTGAAGCACTTAAAAAGGGTGGCCCAGAGGCCGCTGCCGCAGTAAAGCAGATTGAAGATAGAATTAAACCTTTGGCTACAAGCATGGGCATTACTGCCAGTCGTAGCAAAGAATTTGAAGAACAACTAAAGAAACTAACTTTAGCTTATAATGAGTTTGCATTTGATGCCATAGATAAATCACCTATGAGTAAACTAGGTGATCAAATGGTTCTTTTCTCTGTAAAAACAGTTGGAGCACTAGCAGATACTGAATCTGGACTAGCCAGCATGGTCAAGCTAATGGAAGATAGCACCAAACTAGGTGTGTTTAGTCCAGAAGTATTCTCCCAAATGCAAAAAATGAAGAGTGATGTAGAAGCTCTAAATAAAGCTCATGGAGAAACTGCCATAAAGCTAAAAACAGCTAGACAAGAGCAGGCAAACCTACAACTAGAATACGAAAAAACAAATAGACGTACTGGCGGTATAACCATGGAGCAAGCTCAGTCATTAGCACTTATGACTGGCAGCAATGCACCTATTCAGCAAGCACAAGAACTACAAGACGCGCGTGAAAAGCTAAATGTTAAACTAGCAGAAATAGTTGCACTAGAAGCTAAAGATACTGCTGAAAGAAAGAAAATAGCCGAACTAATGGCTAGCCCTGTTTTCAAAGAAATGTCTGTACAAGCCTTTGAAATTGGAGCTAATTTAATTAGCAAAAGTATCAATTTAGCTTTTGAAAAAGCCAGTGTTGACCTAAAGCGTGGTATTATTGGCAGTGTAACTGATTTACCAGGCTCTGGTGCTATTCAGCGAGAGATTGATAAACAAGATATTGGTATTCAGCGTGCTCAACTAGAAATGAGTGCCAAAATGTTGCAGGCTCAGTATTTGCAAATTGCTGCAACCAAACAAGTTGAAGTCGCTGTTTTATTGGATAAAGCCAAGCAAAGAACTCAAGATCCTCAAGGTGCTTATCGTGGTGAACGAAGCGATACTGGAGTAGTTACTCAAGGTACTGCTGAAAGTATGGCAAAAGTTACTGAACAGTTTAGTAACTTTATCGCTAGTGGTGGTAAAGGTGCTCCTGCAATGGTAACTAGCTTAACCAAAGCAATGAAAGAGTTTGGTAAAAATAGTCCAGAATTTGCAGCTAGTTTGCAACAAATGTTAGCTGCTACTAAGTCTTTCCAAGAGATTGAAGTACAAAGAACTGGTCTAGGAACCAAAGATAGATTATCAGCTATTCAAGCCGAACTAAAAGTTATACAAGAAGAAAAAACTATTAAAGAGGCAATTAATTCAGAAGAAAAAGCTGGTATTGCTCTGCAACAAGCAGCAGCCAGTATTCTTGCGCAAGGAAATGCTTTTTTAACTGAAGCTCAAGTTACTGCTCAGAAAACTCTTGCTTTAGCAACGGCAAAGCAAGAATATGATCTTCAAGGTATTGCAATTGCTGCTGATCAGGCACGATATGAGTTAATTATTGCCGAAGCTAAAAAAGCTGGTATTAAAACTGACGAGCTAGAAAAGAGTAAAGATAGATTAATTACTATCAGACAAACTAATCGTGAAGCAGATAGAAGTGTTAAAACTGCTCAAGCAGAAGCCACTGAAAGGTTAAATCTAGCTAAAGTTCTAGCAGAAGAAGAAATGCGTAGACTTAATATCAAGCAAATTATTGCTGATACTGAAGCTATTAGAAGAAGTACTGTTACAGAAACAAATGAGTTAGAGTTAGAGTACTTAACCAAAGCAGAACAATTAAGTGCACAACAAATTGCTACTTATAAGCAACAAATTGATACATTTAAAATTCTTTCTGAAGAAAAGACCAGACTAAATGCTTTAGAGATTAACTACTTACAACAAGTAACTAAACTTATTGAGCAGTATACAAAAGCAGCTCCAGGTAAAGAAGGGGATGCTGTAAGAGCAGACGTACAAGAGCAGTTGAAAGCAATTAGCGAAAAATACGTTGCTGAAGTAGACGGCGTAAAAGCTGTTAGTGCAGCTAAGCAAAAACTAGTAGACTTAGACAAGAGTTTAACAGAACGTCAGAAAGCTTATGGCGACGTATTCAAGAAAACTTTTGAAGGAATGGCTGACGCTATTGTACAGTTTGTTCAAACAGGTAAACTAGACTTTAAGAGCTTAATTGACTCTATGTTGGCCGACTTATTGCGCTACGAATTACGTCTACAAGCCCTAGCACTATATCAAGCAATGCGTCCAGGTTTGTTAAACTTATTTAACTTTGGCGGCCCTTCAGCAGGAGCACCTATGGTAGATAGTACAGCAACTCAAGCTGTTGTTAGTACATTTGCTGCTAAAGGTCAGGCATATGATTATGGTATTCCAAAGTTTGCAATGGGTGGTGCGTTTACTAATCAAATAGTAGATTCTCCTACATTATTCAAATTTGCTCAAGGCACAGGTATGATGGGCGAAGCTGGACCAGAAGCTATTATGCCACTAACACGCGGACCTGATGGTAATCTAGGTGTTAGAGCACAAGGCAACTCACAAGCTAATGTTGACGTGGTTATCAATAACTTTAGTAATGCACAAGCTACTACTCAAGAAACAACTGATGCCAAGGGCAATCGTAGAATTGAGGTTACTATTGGTGATATGACAGCAGGAGAGATGGGTAGAAGCGGAAGCGCAACCCAAAAATCCCTGAGAAATACCTTTGGTATTCAACCTCAATTAATTAGGAGATAATAATGGCATATAGTTATGTATGGCCACCAGTGTTACCTCAAGTACCTCAAAAAGGTTATTCAGAGAGTGGTGGTGCTAATATTTTAAGCACCACCATGGACTCTGGCCCAGCCAAGCGTAGATATCGTGGTAAAAAACCACAAATTCTATCTGTAAGCTTTTTAATGACCACCGCAGAAGTAGCAGCCCTAGAAACATTTGTTCTAGGGCCTTCTGCTATCCGTGGTGTTGCGCGCTTTGGCTTTCCTCATCCACGTACAGGTACTGTGGTTGAAGTCAGAATACTGCCTGAAGGTAATGAAGGCGGATTATATAATATAAGTTATACAGCACCTGGCTACTACACAGTAAGTATGAAGTTAGAAGTACTACCATGAGCAGATTAACATCAATGAGTCCAGAAGCTATCCGTGCGGTGTTTTCACCAGACATGGATAGTGATTTAATATTTTTACTAACAATGTATGACCCAACCACAGGGGCTCCCGCTGTTAGATTAGCTGATAATTTTACACAGCGTCTTACTCAAGCGCCTTATGTAGAAACAGAAACAGAAGTGTTTTATGGCGTAGTAAGTCGTGGAGATCAGTTCTTGTTCTTGCCAATGGACCTAAGTCTGCCAAGCGAAGAAGAAGCTCAAGCCCCTCGTTGTTCGCTAACCTTAAAAGATGTAACCAGGTTTGTTACACCTATTATTCGCCAAATTAGCGGCCCACCAAAAGTAAAAATGGAGTTAGTACTATCTAAAACTCCAGATACTGTAGAAGCTAGTTTTGTGGGTTTTTATATTAATAGTTTTACATATAATTCAGACACAGTAACTGCTGAATTGTCAATGATAGATTACGAGCGTGAACCTTTTCCTATGCACGCATTTACAGCCCCATATTTTCCAGGATTATTCTAATGTGGTCAAATAAATACGTCGGTATCCCTTACAAACAAAAAGGCAGAGATCTTAACGGCATTGATTGCTGGGGATTACTACGCCTGGTATATTCTGAAGAATTTAAGATTAACTTACCTAGCTTTGCCTCAGACTATACTGAAGATGATACTAAGCGTATTCAGGATTTAATTGCTCAGTACAAAGAAGGCTGGGAACAGTTAGATAAGCCTGAGCCAGGTTGCGTTGTACTATTTCGTGTATTAGGCACTGAGTCCCACGTAGGTATTGCTGTTAGTGAAACACATTTTTTACATGCCCGAGAAGGTCAAAGCTCTGCTATAGAGAGTTTTGATTCGCGTGGCTGGAACAAGCGAATTGTTGGATACTTTAAGTACTGTGAAAAGAGTTCTGCTGTACTTAATTTAATGCCACATCCGTTAAAAACACAAAGGTTTACTGTAACCGTAGAACCAGGTACTAAATTAGAAGAGCTAGTACCTTGGATTGCTAAAGAGTATAGTATTCCAGAAGAAATCCGTTCACGCATTGTAATTATGCTTAACGGTAGAGTTACTCCACCCGAAGAATGGTCAGTAATCACACTAAAAGACACTGATAAGATCGAATACCGTGCAGTACCTGCTGGTGGTAATGGTGGTATTTTCCGACTAATTGCAATGATTGCTATTGCAATTGCTGCACCTTATGCTGTCTCGTATCTAGCAGGATATGGAGCAACAGCAGCTGGTATTACTGCAGCTACTGCTGCAATGGGTACAGTAGGATTTACAGCAGCTACTATGGCAGTAAGCTTAGTTGGTAGCATGCTAGTTAATGCTATTGCTCCAATCCGTCCACCTGCACAGCCTTCAGATCCAGGCAACTCTGAGCGCCAGTTGATGATTAGTGGAGCTGCTAACCAAGCCAATAAGTATGGAGCTATTCCAGTAATTTTAGGCAAGGTTAAGATTACCGCCCCGCTAGGTGCTCAAAACTATATTACTTATGAAAATGATCGTGACACATACTTAACCATGTTGTTAGTATGGGGCTACGGTCCGCTATCTATTGATGCTTCTACTATTAAAATTGGCGATGTAGCCATTTCTAATTTTACACTATCAAAATTCAGTGATGGAACTAATAAGTTTATTACTCTTGATAGAAAAACTACTCCAACAGCTGCAGAACTTGCCAAGTTTAATTCTATTTATGGCAATGATGTTTTTCAAGTAACCAAGAATCTAGTATTAGTTTGCGATGGCAATCCAGAAGGTGCTACCACAAACACAGGTGCGCTTGACAGTGAAGATAACCCTATTACTGTAACTGTAATGCCTAATCCAGGACCTTACAGTGAAGCAGCCAGTAGTGGTCCTGTAGATAAAGTTACTGTGGCCATTCACTTTCCACAAGGTTTGCGTAAAATAAAGGCCAGAGGCGACGGTGCCGGAGATAGTTCCCCAGCACCTGTTACAATTAACTATCAGGTTAAAGTTGGTACGGCTGATTGGGTTCAGTGGAAGCGTGTAACTTATGGTGGTGATGCTGCTAAAAAAGATGCTTTTACTGTTACAGAAACATATGATGTAGGTAGCCCTCAACTACTACAAGTAAGAGTTCGACGCGAAACTGGAGATAATACTGAAGATAATCCAGACTGGAGATATAGCTTTGAAAGCGTATTTTTAAGTGCTACATTTATCAGTAATAATAGTCCTGCAGTAGATCCTAAAAATTGCGCTATTGCTAAAACAGCACTACAAATTAAAGCCAACGAGCAACTAAGTAACAGTATTGAAGGTATTAATGCTATTGTACAAACTTATGCACTAAGCTGGAATGGCAGTGCTTGGGTTATGGCAGCTACAAATAATCCTGCTGATTTATTCCGCTATGTTTTACAACATCCTGGTAATCCACAACGAATATTGGATTCAGAAGTTGCGGATAAAATTAACTTAGCACAGCTACAATATTGGAGTAGCTATTGTACTGCAAAAGGCTTTACATTTAATCGTATACAGTCAGAAGCTAAAAGTGTATTAGATACATTACGAGATATTTGTGCAGCTGGCAGAGCTAGTCCTGCTCTTGTTGACGGAAAGTGGACTGTGGTTATTGATGAACCACGTAGTAATATTGTACAACACTTTAGTCCACACAATAGTTGGGGTTTTGAGGGTACACGTGCATTACCCAGATTGCCTGACGCTCTTCGTATCACATACTTTGACGAGGATCAAGATTATCAAGAAGCAGAGATTATTGTTTATGCTTCCGGTAAATCCCAGGCTAATGCAGAACTATTTGAAAGTATCCAGTTACCTGGTGTAACAAAAGCTTCCCAGGTTATAGACCACGCTAGATGGCACATGGCGCAAGCTCAGCTTCGTCGTGAAAGCTATATTTTAAATACTGATATTGAATATATTGTTGCAAACCGTGGTGATCGCGTTAAAGTAACCCATGATGTACCAATGTGGGGCTTAGGTAGTGGCCGAGTAAAGAATAGAATTACTGACAGTATTTTTGAACTTGACGAAACAGTACCTATTGATGATGGAGCTAGCCACACTATTAGATTTAGAAGTAGTAGTGGAGCTAGCAATGAACGAACAATTAAACAACAGTTTTTAGTTAGTTCAGTATCTCGTACTGCAAACGTTGTCACAGTTAATTTAACAGCACAACACCCACTTAGTATTGGCGATTCAGTTAATGTAGCAGTACCAGTAGCAGGTATTAGTAGTACTATTGCTACAGTAACCGCAGTAACAACAACAGGTTTTAGCTATAACTTATCTGGTAATAGTGTACCTAATACTGCCACAGGTGGTACAGTAACACTAAATGATGGTTATTACAGTAAAGTTCAAGTAACTAGTACAATCACTGCTGCAGATGCAAATAGCGGAGATTTGTTCTTGTTTGGCAAATTTCAGCAAGAGTCTCAAGATTTAGTAATAATGAATATTGAGCCTACTACTAATAAAACAGCAAGAATTAGTTTAGTAGACTATGGGGTAACTAGTACTTACAATATTTTTACTCAATATTTAACTCTTACTGCTGCTCAGGTTTTTGAAACCAATATTACTAAAGCGCCTGAGTTTTTACAAAACTCATTTGATACAGCAGATGTGCCTATACTTACTAATCTGCAAAGTAATGATCTTGTAGCTGATATTATTAGTCCAGGTACTTATGCTTACAAAATTCGTGTAAGTTTTGCAAATAGTAGTCAGCTACCTGCAACAGTACAATATGTAGAATGTCAGTACGATCTGGCAAGTTCTACAAACTCAAGTAATTACAGAAGCATATCTGTACCTTTTCTATCTAATACAGTAAATATTCCTAATGTAATAGTTGGTGAAACCTATAAGATTCGTTTACGTTATGTAAGCTCAGATGGTAGAGTTGGTCAATGGGGTGCTTGGAATACGCATACAGTAGTTGGTAAACTTTATAATTACGGTGAAGTTGCTTCAGTTAGTATTAAACGTGTTGGTAGATACTTAGAGATGACTCCTACATTTGGTACTAATGCACCTATTCCAGATGATTTCAAATATTTTGAAATACGTGTATTGCGCCTACAGACTCCTGTAGGTACACTACCTGATGTATGGAATAGTACTGATGCAGACTTACAAAAAATAACTACTACTAGTGTTGCCAGAATGGATTTAAAACTATTTCCAGTAAGTGCAAATGTACGTCGTATAAGTGCTACTGGCGTACAGTACGTGGTTGCCTGCCGAGCACTAGATAATGTAGGAAACTACAGTTCTACAACTGCTAAAACGGCACTTACTGTTACAACAATCCCAGCGTGATAAAAGGAAAATAAGATGCCAGCTACATTATCAGCAGGAATTGATTCATTAATATTAAAAATTAAAACACCTATGGAGGCCGATGGGGTAACACCCCGTGACGATCTTATAGGTGTTAAAGTCTGGTACAGCACTCAAAATAATTTTGATGTTGCTCAAAATCAAGGCACACTTGCTTATGATGGTAGTGGATTGGATATTAGTATTACTGGTTTAACTAGTGGTACACTTTATTATGTTCGATACGCACTAATAAGTGAAATTGAGCCAGATTTTTATACACTAAGTGGACAGCTAAGCGGTACTCCCGTATACGAAACCCAAACTGTTGACTCAACGGCGCCACCAACACCCACAGGTGTTGAAATAAGTGCTGGTGTTGGTACGGTTTTTATTAAGCATGATGTACCTACGTATACCGCAGGACGCGGCCATAGAAAAACTCACGTATTTGCTATTAAAGATACTGGACAGGCAGCTGGTTTCTTTATTTTTGCTAATGCCACGTTAGTTAGTCAGTTTACAGGAAACATATCCAGCTTTAGTAGCGATCCAGCAACCAAATGGCGTATTTGGTTAAAGTGGGAAACCAACAACGGTGTACTAAGTACAACTGCTGCAGGTGGAGCTAATGGTTTTGCAGTTACTACTTCCGAAGACGTTAGTACACTACTTACCGCACTATCAAATAAAATTGGTACAGGTCAGTTAGCTGCCGCACTAAATTCCAGACTAACAAACTTGGATAGTCAGTATGTTGTTAAAGTTGGAGCAGCTGGGCAGGTAGCTGGTTTTGGTGTAGCAAGTACTGCTAATGACTCAGGCAATGCTACCAGTGAGTTTGGTGTTCAAGCAGATAAATTCTGGATTGCACCGCCAGCAGTAATACAAGCATCAGCCCCTACCACAAATCTTTACAGAGGAATGGTCTGGGTTAACACTAGTGTTACACCTAATGTAACTAATTATTATACAGGCAGTGCTTGGTCTACAACTCGTCAAACTGTTTTACCTTTTGCAGTTGTAACAAGCCCAGAAGTTATTGGTGGTCAAACCGTAAATCCTGGCGTGTATATTGATGCAGCCTATATCAAAGATGGCACTATTACCAACGCCAAAATTGGTGATGCTACAATTACTGCTGCTAAAATCGGTAGTGTTGATGCTACAAAAATCACGGTTAATCAACTAACAGCTAGTCAGATTAATTCTAATGGATTAAGTATCCGTGATGCAGCAGGTAATTTACTACTTGATGCTACTAATAGTCAGCTAGGTGTAAGCCTATACGTAGGAACTGGCAGCAATAAGAAACTACTTTCTACAGTTGGTGCATATGCTTCTGTGCCTACTACTTCCTATATTGGTGAGTTTGCTAGTGCACCTACATTTACAACTTCTGGCACATTTAATAGTTGGGCCAGAGCTAACGGCGTAGCAACTGTATATACCAACGAAGCACACAATTTGGTTCTTGCTAGTCAAGTATACTTAAGTGGCAATGGTAATCTTGGCGTTGGGTATTACGAAATTATAGAAATTGTAAATACCACTACCTTTAAAATTGTAAACGGCGGGCCAAATGATAACGGAGCTGGAGGAAGCTACAGCGGGTATAGATTAGCACAAAACTCGGTGTATAAAAACACTGCAAACGGTACTACTTATATTCTATCTGGTAATGGTGCTACTCTTGCTTGGAATGTATTTTTACAAAACGGTCAAAGCGTTAAACTACAGTATAGTGCTGATAATGTAAACTGGCGTGACGCTTTTGCTGCTGGTGATATATATGTACGAACAGGCACTTTAAGTCCTGGATCTACTACATATAGTTTTGGTGCATCTACTAAGTTTGTTCCCGTAAAAGGCACAGACTATTATGACGGTACTAGTGTTAAACTACAATACAGTGCAGATAATGTAAACTGGCGTGATACTTATGCAGCTGGTGACATATATATTCGTAGTGGTTCAAAAGCCAGTGGTGCTTCAGACTTTACGTGGGGTGCTGGCGCTAGATTTGTAGGAATTGATGGTAAAGACTCAACAGTAGCCGGACCTCGTGGCAGTACCTGGGCCTATATTAGTGGGCAAACAAGTTGGAGCGATACTGTTGCCAACAACTATTTTACCAATAATTTTGGCGGTGTAAAAGTTATTAATGATACTGTTACCCAGTACGGAACAAATTTTTCACAAACCAGAGTGTGGAACGGCTCTAGTTGGTTACAGGTTGCCGTAGCTATTGATGGTAATTTACTGGTTAAAGGTACAGTTACCGCAGATGCTGTTGCCACAGGAACAGTTATTGTTGGATCAACTGTAAAGTCTAGTGATGACAAATTTATCATAGACTTTGCAAATAAATACATTTCCATTTCGGTTTAGTACAATTATTATTTGCG